ACATTGTTTTAATGCTGCTTCAAATTTATTAGCATCGTTAAGTAGCCTTACTAATGCTCTTTCAGGTGTTATTTTATCACCTAATTTTACATTTTCAGTAGTTCCAAAACCTATTGTAGGAACATCTCCGGGTACAGGTATATAAGCTGTTGATCTAAACCCCTCATGTATTGCAATGTTTATTAATGTAGATGCAGTTAAAGAAAGGGAAACTAACTTCATTCTTTCAATCATTTAGTTTCCTTCCAAATAATTATTTATTTTTATTTGTAACGTCTTTATAAATAGAATATAGTTTATGACCAATCATTAATATTGTATAAATTAAAGTAGTCCAAAGAAGTAGCTCGGATACTTGGTAACCAGCAACTGTGGCTAGAGAAACGGTTACGGGTGCAGCAGATTTAACTGCCATACCCATGCCAGTCTCAGTTGTTTGTTGTAAAGTTGTTGACATGTTTCCCTCTATTATTTATGTCTAAGCTTTTCAAATTCATAGCTTGTTTGGCAGTGATGAGGATCAAACCAAAACAAAGTATCAATTATCGGTCTAAATATTTTTCCAGCATAATGATCTTTTTGCTCAAGTCTCCATGCTGCTGCGCTCATGGTTTCATCTGGATCACCATTGCCTAATGTAATAATTACATAAAACAACTGATCAATAGCTATTAGTAAGTTAAGTATTCTTTGCTTCATACAGGCCACTCTAATACGGGTAATTCAGGTTCAATCTCTTTATATCCCGAAGGCATAGGTCTTGTTCCTGACTGTACTTCATTTAAAATATCATACAACTTAGACCAGGTAGCATCCCTACTATCTACACAATATTGACCCTCAACTTTAAATTTATTTGTTGGACTTGTTGCATAGGTACAGGCGCTCAATATACCATCATAATTACGAGTTCTGGCAAAAAAATCTAGTCTGTCTTGGGTAGAAGTTACAATTTCTTTTTCAATTTCTTCAGATGTAGGTGGAGCAGGTGGAATAATGCTTGATTCAATTTCAGCAATTAAGCTTTCATATTCTGAGATATCTCCACCATACTTTACAACATCGTCACGGAACATTTGCATTTGTATATCAGCATAGGCATTTACTATATAACCTACTCCAGTATAATCTGTAATTCCATCATTTACTGAAGGTGTAAATGTTTCATTTACCCAAGTTGCTTCAATAGCATTTGCATTAGAATATTTAATAACTTCTTTTAAAATCATTTTTAATTCCAGGGCAAAGGTGGTGTAATAATAGGTGGGTTAATCTGGTTATCAATTTGTTGAGCAACATTAGTTTCAATAGATAATTGATCTACACCTGCTTCCCAACACCAGCCAAGCACTTGTTGCTCGGTTAGTTGGTCAAAAGGTGTAAATGGTTCACCGGGTTGTTGAAAGCCACAAGTACCGTAAACAGATGCTGAGTAAGTACCGTCTGTGCCGTTGCAGCGCCAGTGTGCTGTAATAACAACATCTGTTAAGTTACCTTCTTGAGGCTTGCAGTCCATTGCTTCAATGGTCCAGTTGATTGTGTTCATGGTAGTTCCTTAGTTAGATTCGAGTGCCGCGACACGGGCGCGGAGGGATTTGAGTTCGGCCAGCATGTTGGCGATGATTTCGGCGCTGGAATAGTCCATGCCTTGCATTTCTTCGCCGTCTTTGGTTCCGGTTGCCACTGTGGTGCGTGAGGCTTCCTGCACTTCGTGAGCGATCAAGCCAACGAATGGCGAGCCATCAGCCTTCCATGTGCCCTCAACAGGGTTCAGGCTGTCGATGTATGCGCCGCTGTTGGTGATCGGGCCGGTGATGTTTTTGAGGCGGTAGTCGGAGGAGGTGTTGTACTGCGTGGTGTTTGCACCTGCATCAATAGTAATCTGACCGCAGAAATCATTTGATCCATCATAAAAAGCAATCATAGTGATGCTAGAGCCTGTGGTGGCTGGACTTCTTGCATCAATAGGACGCGCCCCAGAACTGCCTAGAACGTTAATCCTTGCACCGTTTGCGTTACTCGTAGTTCCCACCAGCAAATTCCCGCTGGAGTCGATACGGGCGCGTTCTGCGTAGGTATTAGCTGTTCTGTTGTAAGCCGACCATGTAAAAATCCCTAAGTTAGCCCCATTGCCACCAGCATAACTGCTTAACTCATAGGGTCCACCACCGATGTCTGTACCAAAACCAGATATGGCATTAGTATTGTCGTTATATACATTAAGTCTTCTGCCCGTGCTGCCAGTACCTAAATCCAGTTTTGTTCCCGGCGAACTCGTCCCAATCCCTACATTGCCAAGGCCGTCAATACGCATCCGTTCGATAGTTTGGTTGTTTACGTCACCAGAACCACCGACACCAAACGCAAGGTACTCAGTGCCCCATGCGCCGCCGTTGTAGCCGGACCAGATGTCGGCAGAACGTCGTGGGCCAGTGTCACCGGGAATGTTCTGGAACGTGGAGCAGAACGAATAGCCACCAAGTTGACCAGCAGCAGTACCGAGTGCAGTGGCGGTGAAGTTTGCAGCCGCACCTCCGCTGCCAAAGTTAGAGAACGAAGTGATTCTGCCGCGTGCTGTGGTACCGGCTACCGAGAAGTAGCCACCGGCATCAATGCGGGCGCGTTCGGTTCCAGAAGTAAAAAATACGTGCATTGCTGCATCGTATGCCGTGTTAGTATATGCGACAGCGTTTCTGTTGAAACTTTGAATATAAGTTCCAACACCACCACCGGGGTAGTTTGTGAAGAACTCAAGCCCTGCTGCACCGGCATTGGAGACTGCCAGTTTTGCTTGAGGCGAACTCGTCCCAATCCCCACGTTGCCATTTGCGAGAATACGCATTCGTTCTGTGGCGTTGGTAATAAATACCGTGCTGGTAGCAGAAGCGTTAAAGACCCGCAGATCGTTACCTCCGTCAATATCAATGAAACTGGCGACAGCATTACCTGCCACGTTTTGGAATTGAAGTTCCCCACCTTCACCACCTGCTGCACCCAACAGCAATTGACCGCCAGCAACATGCAGTCGAGTAAGCGGATTGTTTGTTCCGATACCTACCGAGCCGGATGCGTTGATGCGCATGCGTTCGGACCACGTTGCAGTGCCGGAACGGTTTGCAAAAACAAGCTGTGGGCCACCAGAATTCAAAGATTGAATCTTGGCCCCATAACCACTACTGTCACCTGCATTTTTAAACTCAAGTCCACCGGCATCAGCTAAACCAGATGCTCCATTGGTAATCCGAATAGAACCAACACCAGTTGCTTCCCCCGTTGTTGGAGAAACGATTGCTGAATAAACGTCAAGTTTGCTATATGGGCTACTCGTCCCAATCCCCACGTTACCAGTAGTCCCAATGTCAATACCAAACCCATCAGCCAGCAGGCCTGTGTTGTAAGTGTTGTACAACTTGATGTTGCCGCTGCTTGCAGCAACACCCAAATGCCCCGAGCCTTGTCCGGGATTTAACAAAAATATTGTTGACTGCGTTCCAGCCGGTGAGCTAACGACAGACAATTTTGCGCCATACGTGCTAGGCGAACTCGTCCCAATCCCCACGTTGCCAGACGTATCAATCCGAAGGCGCTCACTGCCTCCTGTCTGAAAGGTGATTGGAAGAAAAGTTCCTGTTCCTTCTCTAGTTGCAACAAGCGCCATGTCGGATACGCCTGTCCGCATACTAAAACGTGGTGAATTTGCTAAGTCTGCCGCGTTAGGATAAAGGTCGATTGCCGCTGTGGGGTCTGTACCGTTGGGAATGACTGTAAACCGAGACTGCCCATTCACCGTACTTGATTGCACAATTACCCGATTGGCAATAGTCGCATTGCTGAAGTCGCCAGTGATGCGAGCGCCAGTTCTTAGGATGTTGACGTTTCCGTTGCCGCTAAGAGAAAGAGCGCCTTGATTGTTCGTGCTGAAAGTTATTACGTTGCTGGCCCCTCCTGTGCCACCTCCGTAAATAGTTTCTGAAGCACTAGTTCCAAGCACAAGGTAACCAGCAGATGCAGAACCAAATCCCTGCAATCTCAGTGTTCCGTTAACGTCAAGTTTAAAACCGGGCGAAGCTGTTCCAATACCTACGGCTCCGCTAGTCACTGCAAAGTTTGCGTTACTTTCGGCTTGTAAAGTCGTGCCATCAAATGTTAGGTTGGCAGAACTTGACAACGCCCTAGTGCTGTTTAAATACTGAACTGTATTTTGTGTGCCGCCGTTCAATGTGACCGTGCTGGAAGTGGTCAACGATGTAAACGAACCAGAAGCTGGCGTTGTAGCACCTATTGTAGTACTATTAATTGTTGTATTAGTAATAACGGGAGATGTAGATTTTTCCCACAAACCAGTTACACTGTTATATACAATAGTTTGCCCGGTTACTGGGGATTGTGCTGATACATCATGTAGCTCATCAAGCTCATAACCATTTTGTACTTTAACAAATAGCTTACCTTGAGTAGGGTGAGCACGTTCTACAACAGCTACATAAACTAAATGCTGAGGAGCATAAGGTTTTGTGGCGGTTAATGCACCTGCAACAGTAGGGCTTAAATATAATTGTTGTCCATCTGTATAAGCTGATGTATTAATATTAGTAATAAGACCAATAACAGTTACATTACCGTTAGAATTGTTCGCTAAATCAGCAGTCATTACACCTAATGTTTGAGCCGATGTTGCGTCAGAATTAGCCAAAGCTTTAGCAACAGTTGATATTTGACCGGAAGCCCCGTTAATATATACTGCGGTACCTTTAGTTAAAGTAGCTCCTGTTGTGTTTCTTACCTGAGCAATAACGTTGTTAGTTGCCCCTGCTACTGCAACACTAAGATCTCTTGTTGTACCTGTTGTTGTAAAAGATACACTTCCATCTGTTGATGTAAGAGTTTGAATAGCGGTGTCTGCTGTAGCACCTTGTGTAGCAGTGGCGTAAGCCGTACTGTCAGTAGTTGCTGCAGTACCTAATCCTAAGTTTGTTCTAGCAGTTGATACGCTCTGTAAATCAGACAAGTTGTTAGCTACAGCAAGATAAGACCCACCAGATACATATGCAAATACCCAAGCAGTACCCGTGTAAACTTTCATTACATCAAGTACATTATTAAAGTATAATGCACCAGTTACTAAAGGATTACCATCGTTATCTGTGGTAGGGTCAGAAGATTTTTCGCCTAAATACTTATCATCAAAACTATCAAACGCAGCTAATGCTTGATCTCTGGCGGCTTCTGAAGCTAATTGTGCCGCAGCCGAAGCGGTTGCGCTATTAGCTGAAGAGGTTGCGCTCGCTGCAGAGTTTGTTGCCTGTGTAGTAGCAATACCTGCTTGAGTAGTTGCGGTTGATGCGCTATTAGCTGCGTTAGTTGCAGATGTAGCTGCAGCAGTTGCACTGTTAGATGCATTAATTGCTGAGGTAGATGCTGAAGAGGCTGATGTAGACGCATTAGTCGCTTGTGTAGTAGCAATACCAGCTTGTGTAGTTGCAATACCCGCTTGAGTTGTAGCTGTAGAAGCTGAGGCTGAAGCATTGGTTGCTGAAGTAGCTGCTGAAGAAGCACTATTAGCGGAATTAGTTGCTGATGTAGACGCAGAAGTTGCGCTTGATGCTGCGTTAGTAGCCTGTGTAGTAGCGGTAGAAGCAGAAGTAGCTGCAGATGTTGCGCTATTAGACGCATTAGTAGCTGAAGTGCTTGCAGAAGACGCACTATTAGCAGCGGCAGTAGCGGAAGCGGCTGCAGCAATAACCCCTGCATTAACAGTAGCAACAGCATTACTTGCTGTAGTAGCAGAAGCAGCGGCACTTGTTGCTGACCCTGCAGCAGAGGTTGCTGAGGAAGCAGCACTTGTGGCACTATTAGCAGCAGCTGCGGCACTTTCAGCGGCTAAGTTAGAGTAATTAACTGAATCAATTGAATCTAAGTCATCATACTCACCGCCAGATGATATACTACCCGTAACACCTGGTTTTAAATTATATCCCATATTAACTCCTTAGATTAAACCGTTTGTATTAAAGTTAACTTGTACGTTACCACCGGAAGCTCTACGCCACTTTTCTTCTTTATTAAGAGAAAATACGTTTTCAGTAAACTTTTCTTTGTAACGTTGTTCCATTTTATCGTCAAACAAATACGCACCTAAATTATACAAAGCACCCCAGATTAATAGTCGTTCGTTTTGATCTCTTAACCAATTAGAGACTTCATTACCTGTATACATTTTAGTTGTTACCGTAGGGTTGTAGGCTTGTGCTTCTGCAAAAGTATTAAAACATTTTGTAACAGAGCCTGAAGTAGAGAAGTATAGGTTGGTACCACCACTAACTACTAGAGTCAAGTAAGGTTGATTAGCATCAGACAACCCAATAACGTAGTTAATAGATGCCACGTTGTAGACAGCATTTAATGCAGGTAATCTTTTGTAGTAATGAATTTCTACTTCAGCCCCTACAGCTAATTGTGGGTGAATATAGATTTTACCATCCTTCCACATCCAGTTATATACAGAATACTTCTCAGCATATAAGTCAAAGAAAGTACGGCTGTCAGTTACTTCATTAAATACTTTACTTACGTTAGAAGGAAAAGTAGAATAAGAAGTACCTGTGTTTTCTTGCGCCAAAGTTCTGATATAAATAAACTGGGTAAGGTCTTCTGGAATATTAAAGGAGGTGTATGCGTTACCGTAAGGTAATCCTGCGCTGTTTTCTCCTTCATTGTCTCCCGCTACAACAGTGTAAGTAATTGTTTCTTCTAATGGTGGAATACGAAGTACCCGGTAAGATTCATCAGCCGCATAACTAAGGCAACTCTGAATAACGCTGTCGGGAATAGTGTTTACTTCTGGTTTATTAGACCAATCTCTTACTTTAGCTACGAGAGCGTCATATCGTGGGGTTGCCATATTTTATTCTCCTTATAAGGCTTTTACATTACTTGTTTTAAGTAATGGATAATCTGTTTCAATAATCTGTTTTAGTTTTCTTAGACTTGTAGGGTCGCTCATAAACTCGGGACCATGAATATCTAAGCCATGTTTAGTTAGAATATCAATAGCTACAATATCTGGGATAATAGCAAAAGATCTGTATGTTCTGCCATTACGGGAAATAGAATCTAGTTCTCTTTGTTGTGCTGCATACTCTTTGTAAGCAGCTACATTCTGTTCTAATTTAAAATCTTTGTCATCACTGTTTACAACAAAGCTATTTAAATTATCTTCTTGTGATAAAAAGCCCATGTGTCCTCTTTTATATTAGTTAGATAATGCCGCTGAAAAGCTACCATCTACAGTAAAACAACCGTATGAATATAGTGTACCACCAGCAGCGTAAGCGGGAATACCCGTAACAACTACTAAAGCACCTGCTGTATTATTAGCACCATCATAGTATTTTACACCTGTAATTTTTCCACGGATAACGTTAGGAGCGCGGTATTCAGAACCAGCATCTAGTGTGTCAGCAGACGTTGCAACGTTAACAACATAATTATCAGGGATGTATTGACGAGTTCCGTCAGGTGCGGTAATTCTTAGAAATTCCATTTTGTTTCCTTTATAAAGTAATTTGAAATAAAAAGGGACAGGATTTCTCCCATCCCTTATTTAGGTTAAATTACCAATTAAGCGCCTGATAGACCAAAGATCATACCAGCACCCTTAGGATTACGGCACTCTAAGGTACCCTCTTCAACGATCTGGCCGATGATAGAGTCACCAAGCTGACCGAGGTCAACTTCTTGTAGGGGACGTAATGAAGCGTAGCTGAACCACATTGGGTCGTAAAGCATAGCAGTGAAGTTAGCGTTGTTGTCTAGACCAGATACGCTGGTATTAGAAATACCCATAACGTAGTTAGGAACAACCATAATGTCACCGAAGTCAGACATGTAAATTTCAACTGACTGACGGAGCTTACCATCAGCATCAATGTTACGGCGAACGTTACCGTCACCAGCATTGCTTGTGCTAGAACCAGCACTCTGAGCCTTAGCAGAGAATACACGGCGGTTAGCAGGAGATAGCATTAGCTTGGTAGCCTTACCACCGTTTTCGTAGACAGCTTGCATAACAGTGTCAACGTGTGATAGTTGTAGGGATACTTTGTCAGCTGAAGTAACAGTAGTAAAAGTACCAGCAATACCACCACCTGGGTTAGTAGGAGCAGTGTACTCACCGGGAGTAGTTAGCACGTTTAGTGCAGTAGCGGGAGTGGTGGTAGCAGCGGTGTAGTTAACCCAAGCATTGTAGCCACCAAAGGTACGAGTGCCGGAGCCATTGCTGGACTTCCAACCGTTGACTAAGTCAAACTCAACGTCACGGCGTAGTTCGGTACCACGCTTTTTGAGTTGATATGCGTATTCATCGGCAACACCCGCTTGATCAACAGCACGCTTAGTACCAGTAACGGTAACAGTCTTGGAGTTAATCTGGGTGTAGTTACCTAGACGAGTACGGAAAGGCTCATTAGCTTGAGCAGCGTTTTGAGTGGAGTAAGATACACCTTCAGCAACGGGAGCAGAAGCAGGAGGAGCTAGTTCGTCAGTTTGCCATTCGTGGAATACTGCGGTAGCTTTGGTTTTACCAATGGAGCTTAGAAAAGGAGTCTCATCACGAGAGATCATTGAAATGAAATTCGCTAGGTCTTCTCTTTCACCAGAGTTTACGGCGTTACCAGTATTGGATGCGCCTCGTGCGGCGGCCTTAGGACCACCGGTTGCAAATGTTTGTGCCATTTTATTATTTCCTTATAGTAAGAATTGAATTATAATTTTTTGCTTACTGAAGAAATACGTTTTAGAAAATCTAATTCGTCTTGTTTAGTGCCTTGACCAGACAGAACTTTAGAACGGGAATTACTAGCTTGTTCGCGCTCACGTTGTGACGTTGGTGTTCCCTTTTTGGATGGTACCGATTTCACAGAGGGTGCAGCTTTACGCTTAGCTTCTCCAGTTTCTTTAGCTGTTTTTAATTTACGGTAATCGTTAATAAACTTTACTACTTCAGGGCTATATACAGCCTCTAATAGTTGTTCTGGAATACCTTCTTTAATAGCAAACTCTCTTACAGAAATTGCAACTTTCTCTGAATAATCAGGAATTAGATCAGTGATCCGTTCCTCATATTGTTTCAGTAACGCTTGTTGCTGCGCTTCCTGTTGTTCTTGAATTTTTGCTACTACAGCTTTTGTTTGTTCTTCACGTTTATTACGAGCATTCCAATACTTTTCTTGTACAGCTTCTAATTGATCTTTAAGTTCACGAGCGGTGTAGCTATCACCCTCTTCTCGAGCTTTATCAATATCTGTTTTTAGTTTGTGGTATTGTTGTGCAAGATTAGTTTCTACTTGAGTTAGTTCTTCATGAACCACTTGACCAAGTGTAACAATTTCTTGTAATTTTTCCGTACGTTCGGTTTCGACTTGTTTCTTCAATTCGCCAAG